TACAGATGGTAACTTAAAGTTTTATAGAGGTCCAGCTAATGGTGGTTTTCAAGAACAACTTACGTTACATAAAGATGGTTTAGCAACTTTTGCAGGAGATATAAGTATTCCTGTAGCTAAAAAATTATATTTTGGTGGTGGTAGTCATACTTATATAAGTGAGGATATTGATGATAGATTAAGATTCTTTACAGGTGGTACTGAATTTATGAGGTTTACAGAAGATACTTCTGACACGATAAACTTTTATACAGATGCAACTTTTGCAGGGCAAGTTTTGTGTGACACAAACACCACAACCCCTACAAGTGGTGAAGCTGTATTTTATAAATCAAGTGCAGGTGCAGTTTTATCAGGTTTTCAAGCAATATTAGAAACAGGTTCCGCAGGTTCAAGAGCAACTGCTCTTACAATAAATAATTCACAAAATGCCACTTTTGCAGGAGCTGTAAATGTTTTTCCAAGTTCTTTAGGAGGCTCAACAGCCATGTCTGATGGCACGTTAATATTTGGAGCAGGTTCTACAAGTTATTATAGCTTTAGATTAGATTCAAATGCTGATTTACATTTAGATAAAGTTTTTGGTGGAACAAATGCTACCGTATTTAGTATAGATAGAAGCACTACAAATGGAGATATAACTTTTGCAGGTCAATTAAATTCAGGAAGATTATTTGTAGAACAATCAGGTGCTGACATGATTGACATGACACGTACAAGTGTTGGTACGTATAGACTAGCAATTTCTAGCACAGATAAATTTAGTGTATTTGATGTTGGAGCTAGTGCAGATAGATTAGTAATAGATTCATCAGGTAAGGTTGGTATTGGAACTGATACTCCTGAAAGACCTTTGCACGTTTTAAGTAGCGTGGATAATCCACTGTTAGTTGATTCATCCGATGATACAACTGGAATTATTTTTAGAGATAACAACGCTTCTAATTCTATATTTTACAGAGGTAATGGTGATTACTTTTATACTAATTCTCAAAAGTTTGGTATTGGAACAGGAACGCCATCAAGTCAGCTTCACTTATATAGAAATGATACTAGCACTAATGAACTATTAATTGAAAACGATGGTACTGGGGATGCGGCTTTAAGTTTTAGAAGTGATAATAATACTGACGGAAATAATTTTGCTTCAATGTACTTTGATGCAAACGATGAAGGTAATAATAATACAAGATATGCTAAAATAAGAGCATTTATAGAAGATAATGCGGCTGGCGCTGAAGATGGTAAATTAGTATTTACTACTTTAACAGGAGCAAGCGATGTAAATCAACTTATACTAGATAGTTCAGGGGCAACTTTTGCAGGAGGCGTGGGTGTTGGTGGAATAACTCCTGGTGCTAGTGGTGGCTATGCAACTTTAGTAGCAAATGGAACATCTGCTTTGCCAGTTTTAGCATTAAGATCTTCAAGTGGTAAAGTAAGATTTGGGTTTTATGAAGGTGGCGCAGGAAGGTTTTATATAGACACACTAAATGGCTCTGATGGTCTTGCTTTTATAGATGGTGATGGTAGTAGTGAGAGATTAAGAATTGATTCAAGTGGAAGATTCTTTTTAGGTCATACTTCAACTTTACTTTCTTCATCAGAAAAGTTTTCTGTAAGTGCAGGTACAAATGGTATAAATGTTTTTTCAAATAGTTCAACTGGAAATGGTACTTTATATCTACAAAACACAAATACGTCTACAACTGACTGGCAGACTTATTTGATATTACAAGATGGTACTGGTAATAGAGGTCAAATGGGTATTTTTTATAATACTTCTACTCTAGGAATAGGTGGACACGGTGGTATAGAATTTAAAACTGGTGCAACAAGTTTAGCTAATGCGACAACTGCTTTAACTATAGACACTTCTCAAAATGCAACTTTTGCGGGTAATGTAGAGTTAGGTGATAGTACCAATATAAGCATGAGTAGTGGTGGTGCTGGTCAATTACAAGTTGAAGGTTCTGGTTATACGGGTGCAATTGCTTTAAATGCAACTGCTATGTATATCTATCACAATAGTAGTATTAGAGATTTAGTATTAGGAACAAATGAAACAGCTAGGTTAACTATAGCTGGTAACAGCGGTAACACGTCTATAACTGGTACATTTACAGCGGCAGGTGATGTTGTTGCTTTCTCTGATGAAAGACTAAAGTCTAACATAGAAACACTAGATGGCTCTAAGGTTTATGATATGAGAGGTGTTAGTTTCACGAAAGATAATAAAGATGGTAGTGGTGTTATAGCACAAGAATTAGAAAAAGTAGCACCAGAACTAGTAAACAATGACGGTGAATATAAGTCTGTAGCGTATGGTAACATTACAGGATATTTAATAGAAGCTATTAAAGATTTAAAAGCTGAAGTGGAAGAGTTAAAAAACGAATTAAAAAATAAATAATGACTATACCAAGCAGTGGATCATTAAGTTTAAATGGAATATACAATGAGTTAGATGATAACACATACCCTGGTAGTGCTACTAATTCTAATGTGTCTTTAACAAATTTATCTACTGGTGGTAATCCTCCTGGTGAAGCAATAAACCAATCTAGTTCTAGTAAACCAGATGGTAACACGCCGCACGCTATGAGTGAATTTCATGGGTACAGCCATGGAACAGCGCTGCCAGGCTTTACTTTATTTTACTTTGCTGGTAAAGCTACAGACGTAAGCTCTGTTTGTAGTTCATCGAATACAATTACTGTGTATTCTAGCACAGCAACTAGTGCATCAGATATTTTTTTAAATGAAAGAGTTATTTATCAAGACTCAGCAGGAACAACATTAGCGCCCTCATACTGGTATGCAGCTGGAACAAGCACCGGTGACAGGGCTGGAAAATGGTCAAACCTTGGTAGCGGCTCTTGGACAGTAACATCAACTTGTGGACAATGAATTATATATTTAACGAAAATAGTATTTACGATTTGGATTGCGATATGTGCGGAGAAAAAGGTACTTTAGTTATGCACGCAGATCATGCAGATTATGAAAACGCGGTAGCAGATTTTATTACATTTGAAGGTGCTACTATATTAGAAATAGGTTACGGCATGGGGTTATCAGCAAATCAAATACAAGCAAATAATCCGACTAAACATGTTATTATAGAAAAACATGAGCAGGTATATAATAACGCAGTTGCTTGGGCACAAGATAAAGATAACGTAGAGATTATATTAGGAGACTATAAAGATGTTATAAGCACATTAACAGATAAGTTTGATGGTGTATACCACTCAGCTGATAAAGAAACTAAAGGAGCTTTATTTAATTTTAAAAACGATATAAAAAGTTTATGTAACGAAAATTGTAAACTTGTTATGCTTAATTGGGATATGAATCAAGATATATTAAATAAAGCAAATTATAAAGAAATACAAACAACACAAGCATATAAAGATGCGTTTGGTGAATTACAAACATTTATAATATACACTACATTAATGAACAACAAATGGGAAAAAGTAAATGAAGATCCCGTTTATGTAAATTTAAAATAGTTATAAATACTGTAATAATAAAAATATAAAATTATGTTTAACAATTAAAATAGAGAATAATGGCTTTAGAAGGTAAATATACATACAAAGGTATCGATATTACAAAAGCATATGTTATGGTTACTAATGTAAATACTAGTAATTACATAGGTTCAGAAACTACTGAAAAAACTCCTAAGAAGTACAATGAAGACGGCTCTGTAAAAAGTGAAGCCGTTATGGAAACAAAGTGGGTAAAAAATCTTAGTGGTAACTGGAGCGCCGCTGTATATAAAGATAAAGATGCTAGAACAAATACGCCAAACGTAGTTATTGATAACATCAGTGGTAGTTTTGACGTTGACGTTAAAGCAAGTGGTAAAAATCCAGTAGTACAAGCGTACGCTGCGATTAAAGCATTAGACGCGTATAAAACTTATACAGACGCCTAGTGACATTAGCGTGTTAATAAACACGTTATTTATGTAATAATAATAAAGTAAATTTTAACTTAAATTAAATTAATTATGAATAAAAAAGTAGAAAAAATATCTGAAGATCATTTAAAAGAACTTCAAGGTCACGTTAATAAAATCAACCAAGCACAACTACAACTTGGTGGTTTAGAATCTCAGAAGCATAGCTTACTACATGCTGTAGTTAACATGCAAACTGAGTTAACTGAGTTTCAAAATAAACTAGAAGAAGAGTATGGTAAAGTAAGTATTAACATACAAGACGGTAGCATAGCTCCACTTCCTGAAGAAAACGTGCAAAATGAATCTGATACGCAAGATTAGTATTGGTAAAGATTATAAAAATGACGCGATGCATTACTCTGTAGGCCAAGAAGTCTACGGAGGGCACGTCATTTGTGATATACTAGAATCACCTACTAAATATAGTGTTTATATTAAAAAAAATAAAGAGGTATTACCTTGGAAAGATTTTAATAAAAACATGGCTGTATCAGTAGAGTATAATCTAAACTACTAATGAAAAGTATTTTTGATTTTGTAATAACACCACAAAATAAAAGATATAACAATACTAAAAAAATAGGTGACGTTGATTTAATTGTAAATACTGAAATACAAAACCATAAGTTTATAAGTCAACAAGCTAAAGTTTTATACACACCAACAGCTTTTAAAACTAATATAAAACCTGGTGATGATGTAATTGTACATCATAATATTTTTAGAAGATGGAGAGACGTGCGTGGCGAAGAAAAAAATAGTAAAAGCTTTATTGATGAGCAAACATATTTATGCCAACCGGATCAGCTATATCTTTATAAGCAAAACAATAAATGGCAAACCCAGCCAGGTTATTGCTTTGTTAAACCAATAAAAAATACAGACAAATATAGTTTAGATAAAGAGCAACCATTAATAGGTATTGTAAAATACGCTGGTGATGATTTAAATGCTATGGGCTTAAAAGAAAATGACTTAGTAGGCTTTTCACCACACAGTGAGTTTGAATTTATTGTTGATAATGAAAGGCTTTACAGGGTATTATTAAATTCAATTACAATTAAATATGAATATCAAGGACAAGAAGAAGAATATAATCCAAGCTGGCTACAAAGCAGTTGATGAATTAATTAAAGTTGCTAAAGAAGAAATTGTAGATACAGATGAAGATGTATCAGCTGATAGATTAAAAAACGCGGCAGCTACTAAAAAGCTAGCTATATTTGATGCTTTTGAAATATTAAATCGTATTGAAGAAGAAAAATCAATGCTTGATGGTAAACAAAAAGAAGAAACAAAACCTAAAGCATTTGGTGGTTTTGCTGAAAACAGATCAATATAATGTACAAACAAACGTTATATAGAATAATAAAACCTATAAAACAAACTACTTTATCAAGATTAAATAAAGGTAAGAAGTGGAAATATGGTTATAACAAAGAACATGATGTTGTTGTTATAAGTAAAACAGGGCAAATAGGTGATATATATGAAATACAAAATTTAAAAATAGCATTACCAAAGCAACCAAAGAAAATACAAAAATTTAGTAAAAACAAATGGGAAGTAACTGATTATCCTAAAGAACTAAATAAAATAAAAACGATATTTGACTGGCGTAACTATCCAGAAGATTTTAAAAACAAGTGGTACAATTATATTGAAGGTGAATTTAATAAACGCGATAATGGGTTTTGGTTTTATAATAAAAACAAACCTACTTATATTACTGGTACTAATTACATGTACTTGCAATGGACAAAGATTGATGTTGGACACCCTGATTTTAGAGAATCAAACAGGTTATTCTTTATATTTTGGGAAGCATGCAAAGCAGATGAAAGATCGTACGGTATGTGCTATGTTAAAAACAGACGATCAGGCTTTTCATTTATGGCATCTGGCGAAACAGTTAACATGGCAACCATATCAAGCGATGCAAGATTTGGTGTATTATCAAAGTCCGGTGCAGACGCTAAAAAAATGTTTACCGATAAAGTCGTACCAATATCTGTCAACTACCCGTTTTTCTTTAAACCAATACAAGACGGTATGGACAGACCAAAAACAGAACTTGCTTACAGAGTTCCAGCTTCAAAACTCACGAGGCGTAAAATGGTTTCAAATGAACCAACAGAAGAACTCGTTGGTCTCGATACCACTATTGACTGGAAAAACACTGGTGATAACGCTTATGACGGTGAAAAACTAAAACTACTTGTACACGATGAAAGTGGTAAGTGGGAAAGACCTGAAAATATTTTAAATAACTGGCGGGTTACTAAAACGTGTTTACGTTTAGGTAGTAGAATTATTGGTAAGTGTATGATGGGCTCAACGTGTAACGCTTTAGATAAAGGTGGTGATAATTTTAAAAAGCTATATAATAACTCTGACATAACAAAAAGAAATAAAAATGGCCAAACAAACTCTGGCTTGTATTCTTTTTTTATACCTATGGAGTGGAACTACGAAGGTTTTATAGATGAGTACGGTATGCCAGTATTTGAAACGCCACAAGAAGAAGTTTATGGACCATACGGTGATCTAATAGATTTAGGCGTTATAGAGCATTGGCAAAATGAAGCTGATGGTTTAAAGAACGATCAAGATGGTTTAAATGAATTTTACAGACAGTTTCCAAGAACAGAAGAACACGCGTTTAGAGATGAAACTAAAAACAGTATATTTAATTTAGTTAAAATATACGAACAAATAGATTATAACGACGGTGTTGAAACTACTTCTGCTGTAACTAAAGGTAATTTTCAGTGGGTTAATGGCGTGAAAGATACAAGTGTAATATTTTATCCTGATCAAAATGGTAGGTTTAATGTTAGCTGGATACCGCCAAGCCACATGCAAAATAAGATATTATTAAAGAACAACATTAAATATCCTGGTAACGAGCATATAGGTGCATTTGGTTGTGATAGTTATGATATATCAGGAACAGTTGATGGCAAAGGATCAAAAGGTGCTTTGCATGGTTTAACTAAATTTAGTATGGAAGAAGCTCCTACTAATCATTTCTTTTTAGAATATATAGCTAGACCAAGTACAGCTGAAATGTTTTTTGAAGATGTTTTAATGGCATTACATTTTTATGGTATGCCAATATTAGCAGAGAATAATAAACCACGTTTATTATATTATCTAAGAAGAAGAGGGTATAGGCAATATTCTATGAACAGGCCTGATAAATCTTTTAACAAACTCTCAACTGCTGAAAAAGAAATAGGTGGTATACCTAACTCAAGTGAAGATATAAAGCAAGCACACGCTGCTGCTATTGAAATGTACATACAAGATCACGTTGGTAAAAATGAAGCTGGCGAATATGGTTCAATGTACTTTAATAAAACTTTAAATGAGTGGTCTAGGTTTGATATTAATAAAAGAACAAAGTTTGATGCTACTATTAGTTCAGGTCTAGCAGTTATGGCATGCAATAGGCATTTATATTCGCCTAATGTAGAGAAGCAAAAAGCAAAAGTTAATTTAAGTTTTGCAAGATATACAAACACAGGAACAAGATCAAGAATAATTAAATAAGTATGGCCGAAAAAGCAATAAAAGGTTATTTTCCAAGTCAAGTCGTTAGCGATTTAGAGAAGTCAAGTAATGAATATGGGCTAAAGGTAGCTAAAGCTATTGAGCATGAATGGTTTGGTAAAGACACGGGTTTAAATAGATTTAAAACAAATCAAACTAGCTTTCATAAGTTAAGGCTATATGCAAGAGGTGAGCAGTCTGTACAAAAATATAAAGATGAATTATCTATTAATGGTGATTTATCTTATCTTAATTTAGACTGGAAGCCTGTACCTATTATACCTAAGTTTGTAGATATAGTAGTAAACGGTATAGCTGAAAGAACATATGATATAAAAGCATATTCACAAGATCCACATGGTGTTAGTAAAAGAACAGAATACATGGCGTCTATTGTTCGTGATATGCAAACAAAAGATTTAAACGAGTATGTTCAAGGTGCATTTGGTATTAATATGTTTGAAAGCGATCCAAACAATTTACCTGAAAACCAAGAAGAGCTACAACTTCATATGCAGCTTAATTATAAGCAAGCTGTAGAAATAGCAGAAGAACAAGCTATCAATACTTTATTTGAAGGTAATAAATACGAGTTAACTAAAAAACGTGTGTATTACGATTTAACTGTTTTAGGTATTGGTGCTGTTAAAAATAGCTTTAATACTTCAGAAGGTATAACTATAGACTATGTTGATCCTGCTAATTTAGTATATTCATATACAGAATCGCCTTATTTTGATGATATATATTATGCAGGCGAGGTAAAAAATATACCTATAAATGAACTTAAAAAACAATTTCCAGAACTAACAGACTCTGATCTTGAAGATATACAGCAGCAAGGTATTTATAATGATGGTTATTCAAACAGATCATCATACGAAAGAAGTAGTTTAGATAAAAACATTGTACAAGTTTTATATTTTAATTATAAGACATACGCAAACGAAGTTTATAAAGTAAAAGAAACATCAAGTGGTGCTACTAAGATGTTACAAAAAGATGATTCATTTAATGTGCCTGAGGGTGAAGAAAGATTTAGCAGGGTGTCTAATGCTTTAGAAGTTTTATATGAAGGTGTTTTAGTTGTTGGTAGCAAAAAATTATTAAAATGGGAGCTAGCTAAAAATATGGTTAGGCCAAAGAGTGATTACACGAAAGTAAAAATGAATTATGCTGTAGTCGCTCCGCGTATGTATAAAGGTAAAATAGAATCATTAGTTAGTAGAATAACAGGTTTTGCTGACATGATACAATTAACGCATTTAAAGCTACAGCAAGTAATGTCACGTATGGTACCAGATGGTGTATACATGGATGCGGATGGTTTAGCAGAAGTTGATTTAGGTAATGGCACAAACTATAATCCACAAGAAGCTTTAAATATGTTCTTTCAAACTGGTAGTGTTATTGGTAGATCATTAAACTCTGAAGGTGACATGAATCCAGGTAGAGTACCAATACAAGAAATAGCTAGTGGTAATGGTGGCGCTAAGTTACAAAGCTTAATCAGTACGTATAATTATTATTTACAAATGATAAGAGACGTGACTGGTTTAAATGAAGCAAGAGATGGTAGTACACCAGATAAAAACGCTTTAGTAGGTGTACAAAAGTTAGCAGCAGCTAATAGTAATACAGCAACCAGGCATATATTACAAGGTGGTTTATTTTTAACTACTGAGTTAGCAGAGTGTATATCATTAAGAATATCAGATATACTAGAATACTCGCCAACAAAAGATGCTTTTATTCAAGCTATTGGTGCGCATAACGTAGGTACTTTAGAAGAAATGAGTACGTTACATTTATACGACTTTGGTATATTTATTGAATTATCACCTGACGAAGAGCAAAAGCAGTTACTAGAAAACAACATACAAGTAGCATTAGCACAAAAGAATATAGAGCTTGAAGATGCTATAGATGTTAGAGAAATTAAAAATTTAAAGTTAGCTAATCAGCTTCTTAAATTAAGAAGAAAAAAGAAAATTGAAAGGGATCAAATGATCCAACAACAAAACATACAAGCTCAAGCACAAGCAAACGCGCAAGCACAGCAAGTTGCAGCACAAGCAGAAGTACAAAAACAGCAAGCGTTAACGCAAAATCAACTACAACTTGAGCAAGCTAAGTCGCAGCTTAGTACGCAAAAGCTACAAAGCGAGGCATTGTTGAAAAAAGAATTAATGAATCATGAGTTTCAAATTAATATGAGATTAAAAGAAATGGAGATTGAAGCATTAAAAACCAAAGAGTCTAACAAGGAAGATCGTAAAGATGAACGTACTAGAATACAAGCATCACAACAGTCTGAATTAATAGAGCAAAGAAAAAATAATACACCACCTAAAAAATTTGAAAGTACAAGTAATGATATACTTAGTGGTGATTTTGATTTAGGCATGTTTGAGCCTAGATAATTGTTTAATTTTATAATATTATATTATGGCAGATAAAAATGTAAAGACAAATGAAGAGGTTGTCGAACAAGTTGAAGAGACTAAAGAGCAACCTACTAAAGATGAAAAGGTTACATTTAAAGTAAAGCCTCGTATTAAAAAAAATACAGACGAGGTGCTAAAGGTAGATTTAAGAAAAAAACCTGAGCAAGAAGAAAATGTAGCTGAAGAAAAAGTTGAAGAAGCTACTGAAGAAAAAGTAGAAGAACAAACTGAAGCTGTTTTAGAAGAAATAAAAGATGAAACAGAAACTACTGAAGAGCAGGAAGAAAAACCTGTTATTGAAGAAGTAACTGAAGAAGAAAATAAAACAGAAACACAAGAAGAAAATGTAGAAACAGTTGAGCAAACTGAGCAAACGCCAGAGCAACCAGCTGTTGAATTACCAGAAAACGTGGATAAACTAGTAAAGTTTATGGAAGAAACTGGTGGCGACATTGAGGATTACGTAAAGCTAAATGCTGATTATAGTAAGTACGATGATCAAGCTATGCTTAGAGAATATTACAGGCAGACAAAACCTCATTTAACATCATCTGAAATAGATTTTTTAATTGAAGATGATTTTACATACGATGAAGAGGTTGATGATCCAAAAGATGTTAAAAGAAAGAAATTGGCTTTCAAAGAGCAAGTTGCTTCTGCCAGAGGCCATATGGATAAATTAAAATCCAGTTACTATGCGGAAATTAAGAGCGGGGTTAAGTTAACTCCAGAACAACAAAAGGCTGTTGATTTCTTTAATAGATATAACAACGAGAAGCAAGAGAGTGATAAACTCCTTAATGAACAACAACAAACTTTTCAAAATAAAACTAACGAATTATTTAAATCTGATTTTAAAGGTTTTGAATATAATGTTGGTGATAAGAGATACAGGTTTAATGTTAAAAATGCTGAAGAGGTAAAAACACAACAGAGTGATATAAACAATTTTGTTAAACGTTTTGTTGATAAAAAAAATATGATGAGTGATGCTAGTGGTTATCATAAGTCATTATTTACCGCAATGAATGCTGATGCTGTAGCTAATCATTTTTATGAGCAAGGTAAAGCAGACGGTATTAAACAAAGCATGGCTAACGCTAAAAATGTAGATATGACACCAAGAACAGCAGCACAAGATGTTGAAGCTGGTGGAATAAAAGTTAGGGCAATAAGCGGTGATAACAACTCAAGACTTCGAGTTAAAGTACGTAAATAAGTTTAACAATTTTAAATTAATTAAAAAATGGCAGTAATAACTCCAAGTGCTGGTGCGAATTTAAATTCTGTACCTGCACCGGTAAAACAAACGCTATCATCAAATTATATAGACTTTACTGCGTCTGGCACAGCAGGTTGGGCACAGCAATATTTACCTGATTTGATAGAAGCGGAAGCTGAGGTATTCGGAAAAAGAACTATCTCTGGCTTTTTAGAAATGGTCGGCGCTGAAGAAGCAATGACATCAGACCAAGTAATTTGGTCAGAGCAAGGTAGATTACACATCTCTCTTTCTGCGACTGTAGCAAATGCAAGCATTAACAAAATTGAGTTTGCAGGTGGTGTATCGCATCAAATTAGAGTTGGTGATACTATACTAGTACACAAAGCAGCTAAAACAGTAAAATGTTTTGTGTCTGCACTTTCACCTGATGGTGGAAATACAATTACAGCGCTTCCTTACTCAATCGAAAACTTAGCAACAGGTTCAGCTTTCGCTAATGCTGACGATGTAACTATATTAGTTTACGGTTCTGAGTTTGCAAAAGGTGTAGCTGGTAGAACTGAAGCTATAACTCCTTCATTCAAATCATTTACTAACAAACCAATCATCATTAAAGATATGTATCAGGTTTCAGGATCTGACGCTTCTCAAGTAGGTTGGGTTGAAGTAACTGGCGAAGATGGACAAAATGGTTTCTTATGGTATCTAAAAGCAGAAGGTGACACAAGATCAAGATTTACTGATTACTTAGAAATGTCACTAGTAGAAGCTGAGAAAAAAGATTCTACAGCAGCGGCTGGTGTACCTGATGGTACTGAAGGTTTATTTGCAGCTATAGAAGATAGAGGTCATACTACAACTGGTATTGACGGAAACACTGCAGCTGAAGATTTAGATGACTTTGATGAAATACTCAAAAAGTTTGATACACAAGGAGCAATCGAAGAAAACATGTTATATGTTAACAGAAAAGTATCATTAAGTATTGATGATATGTTAGCAGCTCAGAACTCATATGGTTCTGGTGGTACTTCTTACGGGGTATTTAACAACTCTGAAGATATGGCTCTTAATTTAGGATTTACAGGATTTAGAAGAGGTTCTTATGACTTCTATAAGCAAGACTGGAAATACTTAAATGATCAAGGTACAAGAGGTGCTTTTGGTGATAACGACATAAGAGGTGTTATTATTCCAGCTGGTACTTCATCTGTTTATGATGAAACACTAGGTAGGAATTTAACAAGACCTTTCTTACACGTTAGATACAGAGCTTCTCAAGCTGATGACAGAAGGATGAAAACTTGGATCGTTGGTTCAGTAGGTGGAAACATCACAACTGATATTGACAAGATGGAAGTACATTATCTATCTGAAAGATGCTTAGTTGTACAAGGAGCAAATAACTTTATGTTATTGAACTAATACATTATAAAAGAGTTAGGCGCTACGGCGCCTAGCCCTTTTTATTTTTTAATATTTAATTTTATTATATCATGAAAAAAACAAAAAACAATTGGGAGATAAAAGACAGAGTATACTTTTTGCGTGACGGTCGATCTCCATTAACATGTACAATTAAAGGTAAAGGTATATATTGGTTTGACGAAGAAAAAGGATACGAAAGAGAACTTAAGTATGCTGTAAATCAAAAAACACCGTTTGTAGATGAATTTAAAGGTGACGCAAGACTTGGCCATATAGTATTTGAAGACGGTGTACTTAATGTGCCAAAAGAAAAACAAACTTTACAACAGCTATTATCTATGTATCATCCAGATAATGGTATTGTATACGAAGAGTTTGATGCAGTTCAAGAAGCTACTGATGATTTAGTAGATATTGAAATGGAAATAGAAGCTTTAAATATAGCTAAAGATTTAGATGTTGATCACGCTGAAGCTATATTAAGAGTTGAACAAGGAAGTGAAGTTAGTAACATGACTTCAAGAGAATTAAAAAGAGATGTTTTGGTTTTTGCTAAAAAAAATCCAAAGCTATTTATGAATCTTGTAAATGATGATAATGTTGAAGTTAGAAACTTTGGTATTAAAGCTGTTGAAGCTGATATATTAAGATTATCTAATGATCAAAGAACATTTACTTGGGCTAGTAACAAAAGAAAAGTAATGACAGTTCCGTTTGACGAACATCCTTACTCAGCACTAGCAGCCTTCTTTAAAACAGATGAAGGTTTAGAAGTTTATAAGAACATAGAAAAAAGATTAAAAAAATAATCACCTTATAGAGTAGTCACTCTATATGAGTGGCTACACTATATAAAAAGAAATTATGGCAGTATTAATAGATACAGTATATCAAAGGGTTTTATCAATTGCTAATAAAGAGCAGAGAGGTTATATAACACCTCAAGAGTTTAACTTGTTAGCCAACCAAGCGCAAATGGAAATATTTGAGCAATACTTTTATGATTTAAATCAGTTCAGCAGACTGCCAGGTAACGAAACAAAACACGCTGATATGGTAGATATACTAGAAGAAAAAATATCTATATTTGAAAAGTTTAGACAAGATGTTGGTATGGGATCAGGTGGTGTAGGAGATTTAACAAACACCGGCGCTAACGATATATATAGATTAGGTGTTGTGAGTTACAATAACTCTGGTCAGTATATTGAAATAGAACACGTTAATCAAAATGAATTAAACAATTATATTAATTCACCATTAACAGCACCAACAACGTCAAGACCTATTTATATTAAAACATCTGAAACAGCGATACAAGTTTACCCAACAACAATAACTAGTGGCGTAACGTGTAACTTCATAGCAAGACCCGCTGATGTAGTTTGGAATTTTACTACAGTATTAGGTGAAGCTTTACACAACTCTAACGGCACGGTTAATTTTCAATTGCATGAATCAGACGAAACTACGTTAGTACAAAAGATATTACAGTTAGCTGGTATAACTATTAAAGACCCTGGTTTATATCAATTAACTGATAAAGAAGAAAACGAAACAACTCAACAAGAAAAATTATAATAGATGGCTTTATTCACGGGAACACAACAGTCTTATTATCAAGGTGCTGATAACAATTTTAATACGTCAGACGATTTAAATACGTATGGTAACTATCAGTTTATTAACATCAAAGATTTAATAACAAACTTTATTATTACATATGTTGGTGAAGGTAAAATAATAAGTAAAGTTAAAAGGCCTGATGTTGCTTTTCACGCGCAAAGAGCTTTGCAAGAGCTTAGTTATGATACTTTAAAATCAATTAAAACACAAGAGGTTGAAGTTGGCTCTAATTTAAATTTACCACTACCACATGATTATGTTAACTATGTTAAGATATGTTATGTTGATGATAATGGTATAGAAAATATTTTGTATAAGTCAAGAAAAACTAGTAATCCAAGAGCTTTATCGCAAGACTCTAGTTTTAATTATCAGTTTGATAGTGATGGTAATTTAACTGAAGCATCAGATTCAAACTCTTGGCTGCGTTATAAAGAGAGTTCTAACGTTGATAGCGGCGACACAAACAATGAAGATGAGCCAGGCGCTTTATTAAATGAAGGTGGTAGATATGGTTTAGAGCCTGAGTTTGCACAAAGCAATGGTATATTTTATATTGATGATAGCCGTGGTAGAATACATTTTAGTTCTAATATGTTAGAAAAAACAATATTGATAAAATATATAAGTGACAGTTTAGCTACTGAAGGTGAAATGCAAGTACATAAGTTTGCAGAAGAAGCAGTATATAAATTTATAGCACACGCTATTTTAGCTAGTCGTGCTAATACACCTGAATATTTAGTTGCAAGATTTAAAAAAGAAAAGTTTGCAGAAATAAGGAAAGCAAAAATAAGATTATCAAATATTAAATCTGAAGAGCTAGTTCAGGTAATGAGAGGTAAGTCGAAACGAATTAAACACTAAGTAACACATGGCGGAGTTGAAGCGTAATTTCACATCAAGTCGTATGAATAAAGACCTTGATGAAAGGTTAGTGCCTAATGGCGAGTATAGAGATGCGTTAAACATTAGTATCTCAACTTCAGAATCATCTGACGAAGGTTCAGTTGAAAGTATAAAAGGTAATTCAAGAATAGGTATTCAAGCTCAAGATAGAAGCTTCACACAAACATTAGGTATTACTGGTCAAAAATGTATAGGAACTGTCAGAGATGAAGAACAAAATAAAATTTATTGGTTTATATCTGGTACAAACGTTGATGCTATAGCTGAGTATGACGAAAATACAAATAGTGTGGCTTCTGTTTTTACAGATCTTTTTAATTTTACAACATCAGCAAACTACACAAATTCGCCATCAAACACAATTACATTTAATACAGCACAGCCTAATATAAAAGTAGGTGCTGCTATCAGCGGTACTAATGTGATAAGTGGCACTACTGTAGCTAGCATATCAGCAGATAACAAAACAATAACACTTTCTAACAGCGGCCCAGCTACAATATCTGGAGCATTATCTATTGTAAATCCAAGGGCATTAAACTTCTCGCCTAGTATGTTTATAACTGCTGCTAATATATTAGATGGTATATTATATTTTACCGATAATATTAATGAGCCAAAACAAATTGACATTAATAAAAGCAAACTTGGCACACCGGGTTTCTCCTCGTCAACTATACTAAGAGTAAAATCACAGCCACAAGATGCTGCTCTAAAAGAACATATCACGTTAATTAAAAAATCACCATTAAACGCCCCTAATATTACAATGTCTAACAGTTTACGCGGTGGTATTGTAAACTCAACTTTTACTTCTGCGTCAAACTTTTTTGGTGATACTAACGGATCAAAAGCGCCAGGCACAGAGCTAGGTGATATAATATTTTCGCCAAAACCAAGCTTTGAGGTTGGTGATAATTTAAAGTTTACTCACTCAGCCGTTGAAGAGGCTGGCGGTGAAACAATTTTATACGAAGTTCGTGTTGTATTAACTAGCTTAGAAAGTGAGTCAGCTGTTGCAAAAACATTTAAATCAAAAATATTAAGTATAACTGATGACGTTATACATAGCGCTAACGTACAGTGGGACGTAGCATTAGAACAAAAAGATCCATTTTTTGAGTTAGTTTTTCCAAGGTTTGCATACAGATGGAAATATGAAAATGGTCAATACTCTGCTTTTTCACCATTTAGTGAGGTTGCTTTTTTACCTGACGAGGTTAACGGCTATAAGTTTGATTCAAAAAGCGGATTTAACAAAGCTATGGTTAACACTGTAAGAAAAATAACGTTAAGCACTTTTGACACAAAGCCAAAAGATGCAGTTGAAGTTGATGTGTTATTTAAACAATCAAACAATACTAACGTGTATACCGTTAAAACTTTAAAAAATAACGAAGATACAATTGACATTACGTCAGAGCAAATATATGCTACAGTACCATCTAATCAATTAATAAGACCATATGATAATGTGCCTAGAAAAGCGCTAAGCCAAGACGTTGTAGGTAATAGATTAGTTTTTGGTAACTATATACAAAATTATAATATTGAAGACGAGCAAACTGATGATGGTAAAATTAGTTCTACCGTTGCGTTTCAAACAAACGTTTTATCAAATAAAATAACAGAAAACACACCAACCAAATCGTTAAAGGCAATACGTAAATATCAGCTTGGTGTTATATATTTAGACGAGTTTGGTAGACACACGCCTGTTTTTTCTGACGATACTGGTGTTATAACAATTGATCAAATACAGTCAAATACAGCCAATAAAATTGAAGCTAAAATAACAACACCAGCTCCATCCTGGGCAACACATTATAGATATTATATTAAAGAGCCTTCTAATGAATATTACAACTTAGCATTAGATAGATACTACGAAGCAGAAGACGGTAACGTATGGCTTAGTTTTTCATCAGCTGATAGAAACAAAGTAGATAACGAAACGTTTTTAATATTAAAAAAGAAACATACAGAAAATGTAAGTGTTTTTAATACTAGTGGTGGAACTGTAAAGTATAAAATACTTGATATAGCTAATGAAGCACCAACATTTATAAAACAAAAGAAAACATCGTTAGGTAAAATTACTACGCAGTTCGGTGAAAACTCAAATGCAGCTGAAGGTTTTCCACAAAAAGGATTTTTATCATTTAAGGTTAAAGGATCTGAGATAAATGTTTTAAAAGATTTAAACACAACTTCTGTAACTGATAAGTATATACGTATATCAACTAGTTCAAACGCATCAGAGTTATATCAGTTAAGCAGCATAAATGTTAATGACGCAGGTACTACTGGAGACTTAACAGAAGCTGCGGATACTTGGACGTTTAACATAGCTGAAGCTTTTGGTAGCGATATAGATTTTGTAGGAACAGGAACGAGTAAAACAGCTGGCTTATCATTAGAGGTATTACAAGAAGAGATAGACGAAAATAACCCTGAGTTTGTTGGTAGGTTTTTTGTTAAAGTACCTAGAGACGCAACACTTGATAAAAGTATTTTAACTAAAGCTGTTGATAGAGTATATAAAGTTAAAAACGCGCAAAACATATTTAAAATAGATACGCAACATGACACTAAAGCAGATTTTTCAGATACTCAGCTTTTTGCTATTGATAAGTCTGGTGGATTTGATGAAGATAAAAACGCTTTAGCTGTAGGTAAAGGTGCTCAAGCAGGTAAAAAAACAATACAACTACGTTTAATAGGTATTGGTCCTGATAAAGAGCCACACACGTTGTTTCCAAACGTTGTAAATTTAACTGCTAACGCGCAGCTAGACGGACAATTACGTGCTCCTGGTACTCTATTACGTTGGAGGTCAGATGGTTCAACAGATAACGTCTATGAGATTATAAGCTCATCACCTATCAAAGTGTTTAACTATGGTACAGGCCCTATTAGGCGTAAGAAAGCCGACAACAAAGGTATAAGATATACAATAACGTTAGACAGAGAGCTTTCATTTAATGCGCAAAACGCTGTGCAATCAGGTGTTACTTCAGACAGTGGAACAAGTACAGTTCTTGAAGTTGTTAGTGAAGTTATAAATGAAAATACATTTAGTAGTGATAGCCCAGCTGTGTTTGAAACAGAACCAAAACAAGCTGTTGATTTAGATTTATATTACGAAACAAGTAAGACATATCCAATAGCTGACTTAGCAACAAGTAAAACTTTAGATTATTTTAACTGTTTTTCTTTTGGTAATGGTGTTGAATCAAACAGAATACGTGATGATTTTAATGCGCCAACTATAGATAAAGGTGTAAGAGTATCTACTGTTTTAGCAGAGCAGTATAGAGAAGAGCACAAGAAAAGTGGTTTAATATACTCTGGTATATATAATTCTACAAGCGGTATAAATAGATTAAATCAATTTATTGCTGGTGAAAAAATAACAAAAGATTTAAATCCAGAGTACGGATCAATACAAAAACTACACACAAGAAACACAGACTTAATAGCTTTATGTGAAGATAAAGTATTAAAAATACTAGCTAATAAAGACGCTTTATTTAATGCGGATGGTAACGTAAACTTAACTTCAACTAACAATGTTCTTGGCACAGCAATACCATTTGCTGGCGAATATGGTATAGCTAAAAACCCAGAGAGTTTTGCTAGTTACGGCTATAGGGCTTATTTTACTGATAAAGCTAGAGGTGTTGTATTAAGATTATCAATGGACGGATTAACTAAAATATCTGACTATGGTATGGGTAATTATTTTACAGATAATTTAACTGCAGCAACAACGGTATTAGGTACATATGATGAAGATGGTAATAATTACAATGTTACGCTAAATAATGATACTGTAAGTTTTGCTGAATCTATAAACGGCTGGGAAAGTAGAAAATCGTATATACCAGAAGCTGGTATATCTTTAAATAAAACATACTATACTTTTAGTGGTGGTGATATGTGGAAACATACAGATACAGCTACGCGAAATACTTTTTATGGAGGCTCATTTGTTGACTCACAAATAACATTATTACTTAATGACTTACCGTCAAGTATTAAAAAATACAAAACGATAAACTACGAAGGTAGTAGATCAAGAGAATATAATGCGTCAGGCGCACAAACAAAAACTGGGTGGTATTTAAACAATATAACAACAGATCAACAGTCTGGTGAAATACAACAGTTTAAAGACAAAGAAAACAAGTGGTATAATTATATAAAAGGTAAAGCTATAAGTGGTGTAGATATTGATACTAAAAATTTTAATATACAAGGCGTTGGTAAACTATCAGCATTAAGTGGTAATGGACAAAGTTTATTTAATTTAAGCATAACAGTTAATACAACAGGTAAACTTATGACTTTAACTGGTGTTAGTAGTGACAATGCCGTGTGGACACTAGACGGTAATACAGCTACTTGTACAGGTGTTGGTCAAATAGCAGACACTGATCCTGTAGTGTTAACGTTTACTGCTGATGAAAACTGTAAACCTCCTTCAGCGCAAAGTGTAGACAGCTTACCATCTGAATTTAATGGCCAACCAGTGTATAACGCTACAAATAATACATTAACTATAACGTTTAACAGCGAAACTTTAACTGCAAATAAAAATATAAATATAACACCAAGCGCGGCTTGTCCTGTTGAAACGTTTACAATATCTGGTACTTTTGATGTAGATGTTAACAACACAACTGGTAGCAGCTCAACAAACAACGCGTACAGCGGTGATACTGCAAATAACGCTGAATTTAATAATTTGATAGACCAAACGTTTACTGCATCAGCAGATCATTATTTTTTTAGTGAACCGCAAATAATATTTACTGACGTTAAGCATCGAGATAATTACAAGGTTATTGTAACAGATACAAACGATAGTGATGGTAATTTAACAGCTAGGCGTTTTCAAGTTTCATACACAATTAGAGACAAAGAAAGTGTAACTACAGACAAAATAAGGTTTGTAGCTAGAGCTATAAATAATCAAGCATCAACAGGTAAATTATATAACTTTACTTGTGATCAAACTGATATGAACTTCTTTGGCGCTGAAAGGGTTATAAGTGTTTATGGTGATCCTACTGCTACGTATAAATTATCTATATCTGATGGTAGCAATACGTATGATTTTTCTAGTAATACTTTTACAAGTAGCTCTACTGAAAGTGGAACATTAACTATAGGTACGCAAGGCTCATCATCTACAACTATTGATTTTCCAAGTGTAACAGCTAACAAAACTTACACAACTACTATAACTGCTGTTGGCGGTGGGGTTAGTTGGAATACTGGTAACGCTACAACAAGAACATTTACTATTGATCAGAAAAAAGAAGTATTTATAAGGTTTACACCAACAAACGTTAATGCTATTGATGGGTCAAACGGAAATCAAACAATAACACCAAGTAACATAACAGTTACATCGACTGCTGGCGATACTCAAACGCAACGTGTGTTGTTAGAGTTTACTGTAACGGAAACAAACGATATTGTACTATTAAGTACACCACAGTATAGTAGCTTCTCGGGTGATATAGCTTCAACTAATAACACAACTAGAGAGCTAACATTAAATGATGGTGGTAAAGTTACTATCGATAATCACAGCATAACATTAGATAACAACTCAACACCTAAATCAGCTACATATAGAGCCACGGCTTTAATTTCTCAGTTTGGTACAGATAACGATACTGTTAACATTAATCTCGCTAATCATTTAAGTGCTGGTTTATCTAGCAATCAGTATGTTACATTAGCACCTACTGTTGCTGCTAATGATGCTGGTGAAACAAACTTAACTGGAGTTACGTTTACATCAGGATCGCAGGTGTTAAGTAGCGCTGATGTTGCAACTGGTACAGGTGAAGTGACAGGTGATTTTAGCGAATTTAATATTGATGAAGTTACAATAAACGTTCAAGCGATAACAGATAGTAGCCAAATACAAGGTTTTGGTTTAAGCACTAGTACAACTAATTTAGTACAAAGCGTACAGCCTACTTCTTTAACAGCTACTAAAGCAACGTTTAATTGGGCTGCTACATTAATTCCAAATAACACAGTTGCTAACAACGAATACAATGTAGCTATAAGTGTAGATTTAATTGGTGTATAAAAAATAATAACATGGCAGAATTAACATTAACAATAAGCGGAAATATAAATAAATCTTTACAGCCAAAAGGTGATGCTTCTTTGGCTGGTCAAGATATAATATACTATGGCGTAACAAGTGGAAACACACCAAATGAAGCTTCTTCTATAGTAAGGCTAGGCGAATGTGTTAGTGTTAATAGAACAAATAACACTATAGTAGTAGAAGTAGCTAACAGTGTAGTTAGGCCGTCACAAAACGACTTTATATTTTTTGGCAAAGACAACCAAGCAAGTACATCAGGTATTTTAGGTTATTACGCAGAGCTAGAAATGAAAAATAATTCAACAGATAAAATCGAACTATTTTCAGTAGGTACAGAAGTATTTGAAAGTAGCAAATAACGTGTGATTAT